CGACCATGCCGATCGAGCTCAGCGCAAGGCGCACCGCGCCGATGGTGCCCTTGATCTTCTGCACCGAAATCGCGTTGCGGATGCTCGTGCGCTTTTGCGCATCCGTCCAATCGGGGTCCCACTGATCAACTGAAAGGCTCCAGGCCAGCCACGGGAGCACGTTTCTCGGGCAGAGCTCCGGGCTCCAAACCTCGCGCACCAGCGGATCGGGCGAGCCGATCAAGCTCATGACCTCGGCGACCGCGCGCTCCTGCTCCGTGGCATTGGAAGGAAGCAAATCAGACATCCACGCCCCCGATCGTCACTGTGACCGCGGTGCAAAATGCGGCCTCTCCATCGCCCATGACGATGTCCGCGGACGGGCTCGCGAGCGCGACGTTTTGAACGCCCGCCTGATGCAGCGCGGCATAGATGCCAGAGAGGGTCACGTCATAGCCGAGCCGGTGCTGCGCAGCGGAATAGGCTAATGCCGCCGCTTGCGAGGTGGCGCGGATGATCTCCGCGTCCGGGCCCGGATAGACGGTCAGCGCCGCGGTGATCTGGTATTCGGTCACGCTGGCGGATTGGACCACAACGGAGTCGGTCATCGGCCGCACGGTGTCGGCAGAGAGCACCGCGGCGACAGCGTCGATCAAATCGACGCTCGCCGCGCCCGAGCCCACGCGCGAGAGGACATAGATCGTCACCACGCCCGGCGCCGGGCTGACCGCTTCAGCGTCTCGAACCTCGGGGTCTGCGCCCAGCGCGTGGAACACATAGGATGCCGCCGACCCCGCGACGGTATAGGCCTCCGGGCTCAGCTGCACGCGCCGGCGCAGATCGGTGTCGCTCTCATAGATGGCAGGAACAGGCGGCACCGCCGCCGCGTCGCCAGGATCGAGGGTGAGCCGAGCGACAGAGAAATTCGCGCCGATCTGATCAAGATCCGCGCCGGCGGCGTAGGCCAGCATGACGGCGCGCGCCGCCTCGTTGATCCGCTGGCGCGTCAGCAGCGCGACATAGCTGGCGACCTGCAGCGCCTTCATGGTCGGATCGCTCTCGACCAGCGCATCGAACTCAGGCGCGCGCGACACCAGATCCGCAAGCGCTGAGGCGAGGATGTCCTCGAAGGAGATCTCATCGATCACATCTGGCGCAGGAAGCTGCGAGAGATCGACTGCAGTGAAAGCACCGGCCATCAGAGAACCTCTATCCCGTCCACAGTTACCAGCTCGCCATCAGGCAGGTAGAGCCCGGAAATCGCCAGCACGACATGACCAGGCGCCGCCTCGGTCGCGGTGACTTGCTGCACCACGATCCGCGGCTCCCAGCGCGCCAGCGCTTCGGCCGTCGCGGCGAAGATTGCCAGCATGGTCGCCGAATTCATCGGCGCATCCACCAGCTGATAGAGGCGCGAGCCATAGTCGCGCCGCATCACCCGCGTGCCGATCGGAGTCGTCAGGATATCGCGCACCGACTGGCGGAGGTGCGCGATGCCAAAGACTGGCTTTCCGGTGATGGGGTTGGTGCCGTTCATGCCGCGATCATGGCTGCGCGCGACGCTCGCATCCTCTGGCGGATTTCCCGCTCAGGTCTGGTTGGGCGGCGTCGTCGTTCCACCGCCCGAAGGCGCCTGATGGGTGTGCGAGCCGAGCGAGATCCCGCCCGCGGCGACAGCGCCGGTCGCCGTGACGTTGCCACCGCTGACAGCCACGGTCGCGTTCACGCCCACGCCACCGCCGCCGATGGTCACGACCGTGCCGCTGGCGGAGATCTCGATCGCGCCATCGCGGACTGAGATCGACGCATCGCCCAGCTGGAGGCGATGCTCGGCCCCGTCCGTCGATGGTGCTGCGCGCGCGGCGCTGAACAGCGAGCCGACGATCACGCCCTGCGCGGTGTCGCCGCCCGGCGCCAGCACCAGCACCTGCTCGCCAACCGACACCGGCGCCCAGACGCTGATGGTCGCCGCCCGCTCGGCAAGCCACGGAAGCCATGCGGAGACAGCCTCGCCGCCCAGGCTCACCCGCGCGCGCGCGGCGGAGGCGTCGACCGCGGTCACAACGCCGATCCGCACCAAGCCCTGCATGCGCCGATCGATGTCGCCCAGCGCCCAGCTCATAGGCTCGGATCCTCGATCGGCTGGTAGGCCGGCTCGTTCGGCACGCCGATGTAGGGCGTGAACGAAAACAGCGCCTGCGGGATCGCGCCATCATTGGTCCAGACAGACGCGCCCAGATTCACGACCTGAGCCCACTGAACCGACCACACCAGAAACCGATCCAGCTGCGGCTCGAAATCATCGGGCCCGATCGCGGTCACCTCGGCCGGCGCGACGGGCAGGCCCCAGCGCTGCTGATGGACGAACGCGGCGAGCGCGCCTGCCAGCTTGCGCACCTCGCGCTCACCGCTGGGCGTGCGAAACCCCAAAACGATCCGCGCCGAGAACCGCGCGAGCGCTGCCAGCTGCCCGGTGCCGGGATCCTCCCCGGTGGGCTCGAGGTCGATCAGCTCCACCAAGCACGCAGGCGAGATCAGCTGCGCGCGATCTTCAGGATAATCCGCCACGGTGATCAGCGCGGGAAACTGCGCCGCGATCGCGTCAAGGATCGCCTGATGCAGCGCGTCGAGATCGATCTCGGTGTCGGGCTCAGGCATCCGCACGCCCCCGCGCCATCAGGGCCGCTGAGCCTAGAATGAGAGCGCCGCTCACGATCACGGCGCCCAGAACCGGCCATCCGGCCGCGGCCGCGCTCAGCCCTGCGCACAGGCCGCCCAGCTGCACGGATGACCAATCCACCACGATGTCCCAGCGGCGCGCGACGCGGCGCTGATAGCGAGCCGGATCGCGCCGGTGCTGCCAGAGCTCGAACGCCCCATAGAGCAGGAACAGGGCGGTATGCCCTGCCCACGATGGAAGCCCCGCGCTGATCAAAAACATCTGCGACGCGGCGCCAATCGCCCAATGCCCGGCTGCTCTTGCGGCAAGGGTTGAGGCGTCTGGGTTTTCCAGCACGTCGGACGTGCCGAATTTATCAATGAACCAGCCCATCTCACAAACCCGCCTTAGCGTTCAAGAAAGAAACGGCGGCAGCCCGCTCGTCAGCCGCGTAGGGCGTCAGCCGCGCGTCGCCGTCGCTGGTTGTGATGTCCGCGAACAGATCTCGGAGGCGCGCGAGCGTCAGATCACACCACATCAGATGTTACGTCCCCGACCCAAAATTCACAGCCCCCGATCGCACCTGAATAAAGTAGCGTTTCTTCGTTGAACCCCCCTCGGTTTGCAGCAACATCACCCCCGCCTTGTCTACCGATAGCTCCGGCGTCACCGCCAGTGAGAGTGTTACTTGTAAAAGTATTTGAAAGAGTGACATCTCCATTCAAGTATAGCGCTGCTTTCTTGTTCGTGCCCCCCGAGGCTGACCAGATCACTGAGTAGGTATCAGCCGTGCTGATGGTAATTGATGCTTCAGCCGTATCTGAGCCTCCGACAATGGATCCGCCTCTACCACACTTAAAGTAAAGCACGCCTGAGTGCATATAAAGTATAATTCCGCTCACCTCGCCGCCGGACTCCATGATAATTCCGCCCACGTCGGGGTCGAGATAAACGGAGGTGCGCATGGTCGCGGCAGCGGCGTTTGTTAGCACTTGGAATGTGGTGTCTTTGGCCTGCGTGAAGTCGGGCGCAGACCAGCCAGCGAGCGGGTCAACAGCTCCATACACCGCGAACACATCCGCAGCCGCCGTCGCCACCCCAGCCGCGTCGAAGCTCGCGGGATGCATCAGCCGGCCACCGAAGATGTCCGCACCGGGCCCGCCGATCCGCAGCGTCTCAGCCGTGGGCGCGACATAGGCGCCGCGCGCGGCAGCGACCACGGCGCCCTCGGCATCGCCAGACAGCGCCAGCAGCAGGCTCGAGGGTCCGAGCGCAGCCGTGAACCCGAAGGGCTCATCACGCGCCGGCAGCGCGCGCGATGCGGTCAGGAGCGTAGAGCCGTCCGATACCGTCGCGACCAGGTTGTCGCCGACAATATCGACCCGAAAGAACCCGCCACCGACAGCGGCCGTCTCGACCACGCGGCCCGCCGCTCCTGTCGGAACAGAAATGGCCAGCGCGACGCCGACCCGATCGACCTCTGGCGATTGCGTATAGGCGTATTGGAGCGCCGCGCCATCATCGGCAAACGACAGGAAGGCGATGCCGGCACCGCCCGCGGTGCGCGTGACGGACCCGACGACAGCCGCCGTGATGGGCGAGAGCCCGGTCAGCTCGACCTCAAGCCCAGGCGACAGCAGACCTGCCGTAGAGCCGAAGGCGCCACCATTCTCGACAGCCAGCTCATAGGCCAATTGGAGCGACCCGGTCACCAGCGCCGTAAGGTATGCCCCGCCGCCTAGATCCGTCCG